AAAAATAAAAAAAAAATAAAAATATATAAAAAACTATTTACATATATAAAAAAGTATGTTACATTAAAGTTGTTATAAGTTAAAAATAAAATGAAATAAAAGGAAAATAAAATGAAAATAAAAAAATTAATAACGCTATTGTTAGCAACTTCTACTTTAACATTAGGGCTTATCTTAGATGTATGTATCAGCAGTGATATGTACGACGGCATATATGCTATGCTAATGCTTGCCACTTGGTATTCGCTTATCATAACAGTATCGGTCGAACCTGATTACATTAAACTACACTTAATAGCTTTTAGAGACACTGTGTTTAGCATTATTTTTGCACAATCACTTGGTGTAACTATGTATTTGGTTTCGTATGTGCTAAATTTAAAGTTGATTTTATTTACGCCATTATTATTGGTGCTAATATTATTTACTTTATATAAGTCTGCTGTATTCTCAAAACTAATTAATAAATAACGAAACACGCTTTCGGGCGTGTCGGTTAGTCTTGGCAAGCTAACCCTGACGAGTTAGCCATATTAAAATTAAAATAAAAGGAAAAAATAAAATGGAAAATAAAAAAATATTCTTAAGTAATGTAAGGTTGTCGTTCCCGTCGTTGTGGGTGAGGTCGATTTTTGATGGTAAAGAGGGTAAATACGAAGCTACTTTTTTAATTCCAAAATCCGACACTGAAACAAAAAATAAAATGGACACAACCATTAGGCAAATGATAGCTGAAAGTAAATTAAAAATACCGAAAGATAAAATATGCGTAAAAGATGGCGATGATTATGAGTTTGACGGCTATGAAAACACTTGGACATTAAAAGCAAGTAACAACAGACAACCTACGCTTTTAGATACTGATAAAACGCCATTAACGGCAGATGATGGTAAGATATACGCAGGGTGTTATGTTAATGCTGTAATTGAGTTTTGGGTGCAAAATAATAATTATGGTAAACGCATTAACGCCAATTTACTAGGTGTTCAGTTTGTCAAACACGGTGAAGCGTTTGGCACGGGTGCAGGTACTGTTAACTGCGATGAGATGTTCAACGTTCTTCCATCGGCTGAAGTAGACAAGTCGACTGGTGTAGACACTTCGGCTGTTAATGATTTAGGCGACGATATACCGTTTTAATTGACAATAACCCACTTGGCGATTATGGTTGTCAAGTGGGTTATATTTAAGGTTTCCAAAATGAAAAAATTAGCAGTACTTGATTTAGAAGTTTACCCAAATTATACCCTTTTCGCTTTTAAATGCCTTGAGACAAACAAGGTTGCGACGTATGAGATAAAGGGCGAACAAAACACATTAGCAAATGAACAACGAGATAAAATAATACGTATATTAAAAAATAGGACGACATTTGGTTATAACAGCCGTAATTACGACATGCCAATTATCATATACGCATTAATGCGTACGACCGCTTACGAAATATACCAATTATCAAACAATATTATTATTAACAATCAACAGGGGTGGCAAACATATAATATTATAGGCAAACAAAAACCTAACGCATATGAGCATTTCGACGTGCAAGAGCCTGCACCTGGTGTAGGTGTTAGCTTAAAACTTTACGGTGGGCGTATGCACTCTAAACATTTACAAGATTTGCCCATCGACCCTGGTAGCATATTAACACCCGATGATATGGTAAATATGCGCGATTATTGTATCAACGACCTTGACACCACAATCGAGCTTTACGAAAACATAAAGGGTCGCATATCCCTACGTGGAGATATGACTAAGAAATATGGTCAAGATTTAATGAGTAAATCAGACTCCCAAATAGCCGAGGCGGTGATTAAATCAGAATTGAGACGCCTTAATCCCCACAAGACATTAAAGGCACCTACTGTACCTAAGAGTGCGACTTACAGATATACACCACCTAAGTATTTATCGTTTATCGACGATAAGATTAATGATGTGTTTAATTTCATAACTTCACACGCGTTTAAACTTGACGGTCGCGGGTCTATTCAGTTACCGGACTATTTGAAAGAGAATAAAATAAATATAGGTGCTTCTACTTACCAAGTGGGTATAGGTGGGCTACACTCTTGCGAGAAAAATCAAACCGTCATATCCAATGATGATGAGATATTAGTTGACCGTGACGTTACGTCGTACTACCCAATGATAATCTTAAACTTGGGATTATATCCGAAACACTTAGGCGCTAGTTTTTTGAGTGTGTATCAAAAAATAGTATTAGACAGGATAAAAGCTAAGAAAGCAAGCAATAAAATAGTTGCCGATAGCCTTAAAATCGTAATCAACGGAAGCTTCGGAAAGTTCGGCTCTCAGCACTCTGTGCTATACTCTCCGGATTTATTGATGGCCGTAACGTTAACTGGTCAATTGTCCTTGTTAATGTTGATAGAGCAATTAGAGCAAGTAGGTATACAAGTAGTGTCGGCCAATACCGATGGTTTTGTATCTAAGATGAAAAAAAGCCAATACGATAAATACGATGAGATATGCGCCAAGTGGCAAGCTAAAACAAGTTTTAATTTAGAGGAGACAAGATATAAGGCTCTTTATTCTCGCGATGTCAATAACTATATGGCGATAACCGATACGGGCGAGGTGAAAGGTAAAGGGATATTTGGAGCAAGTGGATTGGCCAAAAACCCACAAGCGCCGATATGTGTAACGGCGGTCAGTGAACTATTATCTAAGGGTATACCAATCCGAGATACAATAATGCAATGTAAAGACATTAGGCATTTTATTCACGTAAGAACGGTAAAAGGCGGAGCGGTCTATAAAAGTGAATATTTAGGCCGAGTAGTGCGATGGTATTATTCAAAAAACGGGGATATCATTACTTATAAAAAAAATGGCAATAAGGTTGCCAAAACCGATGGGTCTAGGCCGGTTATGACAATTGCGGATTTGCCACAAGATATAGATTACAAACGCTATATAAATGAAGCCATAGATATACTTGCTGACTTACGTATTATATAAAGGAGGTTAACGATGTTGGAGTCTGCGATTGAAAGTGCTGTATGTAAATACGCAAAAAGTAAAGGCTGGCTTGTTTATAAATTTGTATCTCCTAACAACCGTGGCGTACCCGATAGAATAATGTTACGCAATGGCGTTATTCTATTTATTGAATTTAAGGCAACAGGCAAACAGCCTACCACGTTGCAACAATATATAATAAAGCGCATACGTGGCGAAAAATTTAAAGTATACGTAATAGATAGTGTTGAAATAGGCAAGAAAACACTAGATAGTTATGATTAACTGTTTACATTTATGTAAAATGTATGTTATATTATTTGATATGTGGTTTAAAATTATAAAAGGATAAAATAAAAAATGTTAAAAAGAACAAATTTACACGCGTATCAATTGCACGCATTAGATTTTATACGCGAAAAGCTTAAATGTGGGCTTTTCCTTGATATGGGGTTGGGTAAAACAGCCACTTCATTAACGGCCGCCTCTGATATGCTTGATGATTTTCAAGTATGTAGAGTTTTGGTTATTGCACCACTTAGAGTGGCCAATACGGTTTGGAAACAAGAAGCTAGCAAATGGGAACATTTACAGCATTTAAATATAGATATCTGCACAGGTTCAGCAAAAGATAGGTTAGTTAAAGCCACCTCTAAAGCTGATATACACGTAATCAACCGAGAAAATATACCGTGGCTTGTTGAAAACGTCAAGTGGCGATGGGATATGGTCATAGTTGATGAAAGCTCTAGTTTCAAGAATATGAAAAGTCGCAGGTTTAAGGCTCTTAAAAAAGTAACTAAATATTTTAAATCAATAATATTATTAACCGGCACACCATCGCCTAATGGGCTGTTGGATTTATGGTCACAGATATATTTAGTTGATAATGGTGAGCGTTTGGGTAGGACTATGTCCTGCTATAAGCAACGTTATTTCGAGCCGACCGGATATATGGGTTATAACTGGGCGATTAAAGACGGTTCAGATAGTGTTATTAAGGAAAAAATAGCGGACATATGTATGACGATGAGCGCTAATGATTATTTGGAGTTACCCGATAGAATTGATATTTATGAAAAGGTAGAGTTGCCAGCTAGTGCAAGAAAACAATATAAAGACTTAGAAAAAGAGCTAATAATTTGTTTAGAGGACGATACAGACATTGAAGCATTATCAGCTGGTGCATTGGTTAATAAGCTACTCCAAATGTGTAATGGGGCTGTGTACGATGTTGAGGGTAACGCTCACGAGATACACGACGAAAAAATAAAACGTCTAAAAGAAATAGTCGAGGAGAACGAGGGCGAGAACTTCTTAGTTGCGTATAATTTTAAGAGCGACTTGGAACGATTAACTAAGGCTTTTCCTGAAGCGGTGGTATTATCCAAATCCGGCGATGAACTAGGCGAGTGGAATAAAGGTAACATTAAAATGTTACTTGCCCACCCTGCTAGTGCTGGACACGGCCTTAATGCGCAGTATGGCGGTTCAGCTATTGTATGGTTTGGTCTAACTTGGTCGCTAGAATTGTATCAACAATTTAATGCCCGATTACACAGGCAAGGCCAGCAGAAACCTGTTCGAATAATACATATTGTTGCACAAGATAGGGTAGACCAACAAGTTTTAGACGCGTTGAACTCCAAGGCGTCAACTCAACAAGAGCTTTTGAATTATTTGAAAGCTAATTTAGATAAAGGGGAGTAAAATTTTTTTCACTTTACAAACAAAAAAATAAATGATATATTTGACATACCTAAACAGGTACTGCATTAAAGCGTTGTTAGTTTATTACCCTGACAACGCTTTATTGTATGTAATGGTGCTTAACTTCTATTCAAAATAAGCGTAGTGGACTTCGGGGCGGTACCGAACGCCTCCACCAATGGGGGCGAAATAGGATTGACACGCGTAATAAAGGTTTATGTGGGTACTCGCTTAGATACGGCGTTATCGTTCAAAATTAAATAAATGCAAACGACAACCAAGAGTTGGTTGCTATAGCTGTTTAATCAGTGAAAGTAACAAGTTAGTAATTTATTACTATAATCCCTAAGCTTTAACTAAGTTTAGGTGGGGATTGGGGTTCCTAGCAACAGAAACCCCCTCATCATAACTTCTCTAAAAAATAAAAATTAAAAATATGTAAAAAGTACTTTACATATGTAAAAACCTATGCTATATTTATTACATAATCAAGAACAAATTGAAACTAAAAGGATAAAATAAAATGACAAATATGAAAAAATTAAAATCAATAGTATGGTTAGCTGGGAAAGGTAATGGGTCAGCTTTATATCAATTGGCAACTTTTTACAAATCGGGTAAGGTATTTAAGACAGATACATTTAAAGCATACGTTTGCTTTAAGCTTTCGGGAGAAAAAGGTAACCTTGACGCAAAAGTAGCATTGATAAAAATGGGTATGTCCAACTTAATTACTGATGAAATGAAAAGTATTCAAATTAGTATGGATTTAATAAATAAATTAAAATTATTCACACCTTGTGAAATGAAAGGGTAAGGCAATGGGTAGTAATAAACAATATGGTAAAGACGTAAAAAAAGAGAAAGAACAGCAAGAAAAGAAAAGAAAGGTAGTTGGGAAAATGACCAATATAGAAAAAATGGAAAGACAAAAAAGAATATTTTCTTAAAAACACACAATCAAGAAAGGGAAAAATAAAATGAAAAAAGTATGGTTAGAAGCAATAGCATTAGGCGTAGTAGTATTAGGTATAGTATACGCAATGGCTTTCTCGTGGGCATATACACCAGTGGTGTACGAAAGCTATACCACTCATAAATGCGTAAAGGTGGAGTCTTGGGACGCGAGATATACGTGTTTAAAACTACCAAAAAAGTATCGCCACGTTTGGGTAAAATAACTATTTAATTTTTTTTAATATATTTACAATCTTATTTAAAATCTCACTTATGCAAGGTTGTATAAGTGAGAGATACTCATAAAAAATATATACCACTATTATACCTATTAATATGCATTCCATATCTCTTAGCATTTAATCCCCCTTGTTGTGTTCACGCAACAACATATTATATGTCTCAATATCTTTCTCATACGCTTTTATAACGGCGTTTTGTGATTTAACATATCTCAAAATGTTTTGCAACCAACCTGCAAATGTAATGTAATTATGTTCATCATATGCGAAAAAAACATATGGTTGACGTTTGCCGTTTTTTATCTCATCTGCCCATTTGCCAGCAATTTCAGGCGTAATTACTTTAAGTTTAATCTTAGGCGATTTAACGCCGTGTGGTCTAGCGTATGTATGTCTTTCTATAAGCGCCGCTTCGCTTTTAATTACCAGTTGCTCGGTCGAACTCGCGCAAGACGTCAGCAATAGAGCGGTTAGTATAAGACTGTATGGTTTTAGGTTTTTTAAGTGCAACATTTCGAAGCCTCCCTCTATAATTATCTATCTTATGGCGTATTTCTTGGTGCCGTGTTTCCTCATCAGCTATTTCGCTAGCCAATTCACGCCCGCTTGATATTGCCCTTGATAATCCCTCTTGTAAAAAAGCCGACGTTTTACCTTGGCGTTGAACGGCCGTTTTAAGATTGGTGTTATTAGCCCTTAGCGTAATTATCTCGCGTTTAAGACTATTCAATGACCACCATTGGTATGCAAACACCGACACTAAACTGGTTATTGCAATAGTCGTAAATAAAAATTTAATCTTTCCTAATATCATTTTTTATCGTCCCAAGTTGCGCCAAAAATATACGAACCGATAACCGAACCTGAGAGCAGAATAAGCCCGTTAGCTATTGCTTGGTGTAATTGCGTGTCATTGCCTTTGAGCATTAAATAAGTTATACTCAACGCACTAAAAGTCAATGTTAAATTAACAATATTGCGCCTTATTTTCCATCGGTTGTCTTTGTTTTCTTTGTTTTCCATTTTATATCCTCGCAAACTGGAAATGCATATAATCTATATCTTTCTCTTTGCCTAATGATGTTGCACCGTTTTTATACACAATATCCCAAAAGTCTTGATATTCTTTCTTGGCAAACCTTGCGCGTGTGTGGTTCCATTTTAATTTATTATTTTCAGGGTCGAGGTCAACAGCGATACCCCAAGAGTGCATAGAGTACTTTTTACCGCCTCGCATACGCCTAATATTTAAGCAACCGCCAAACACATTAAGGCCAAGTGCGCAAACATTATCATAGCCGTATGTATCTAGTGTTTGCTCAAAAATTAAACCCAATGGCTCCACAATAGCTTTATGACAACTAAACTTATTAATTGTCGTATTTTTATCCCAAGACAATACCATTGGGTAAGGTATTTTTAACGTTGTTTGATTTTTACCCATCTCACCGTAAAAATCCGATACGTCTTTTTGTAATGGCGTGTATATAACACCTTTACCGATAGATTGTTTATGTATCAATACACCCATTGTTTTATTCCCTACATAACCATCTACTTTAAGCGGTGGGTTTGCCCTTTGAAAAAGCTTTATAGCCTCAACCGTCTTTTTGCCTATTATACCGTCTATTTTGCCAGCGTATAAGCCTAAGTTAAATAACAATACTTGTATACGTTCACCCATTAGCTACCTCTTATTATTTGTACAACAATTGCACTGAATACCGTAGCCGCTACGGTAACAATTACCGCGTGTTTGGCCTGAACTTCCTTAAGCTTGGAAATCTCATCAATTAACTTACTATACTTTTCCTCAAGCTTATCTAATCGCTCTTTTGTATGTAGATAATGAGCGGTAATGGTTTCCGTTTTCGAGTCTAGTTTGGTTTCTAATTTGGCCAAACTAGTAAGGATTAACATCACATCGTCACTGCTTATTTTATTTTTACTAGCCATATTTTACCACCTTTTTATTACTACGATGTATGCACACGCGTATCCTCTGACATTATTGCCAACTGCACTTGATAATTGTTTCGCGGTCGTATAGACTTAACAACACCATAGCGCGACCAATTGTTATTTTCTCCAAAAGAAAAGTGCGACCTTTCCTCTTTTGTCCCATAATACAACCTTACGGTGTCGCCTGATGAGCTTGTGGCCGTCGTATACTCGCCTGATGACGCCACTGCAAAAGTCCAAGTACCGCTTAAAACTATCTCGTTATCTTTACCGCCTGCGGTGATTGTAAATGGTCCATTTACGCCCCCGTTTTTCTTTCTAAACGCAACTTGGTATGTTTTACCTGTTTCAAAAGTGACCGGCTCCGACAATTCAATAGTGCCGTCTGTTTTAACACCTATTACGTCGCCGGATAAACCCCACTGTGGCATATCGTGAGAAACAACGACTAAGTCACCGAAAGTAGGGATATGCCCCTCCATATCGGTTGTAAACGTAATAGTTACACGACGATAAATATTATTTTTAGCCAAATATAACGCTTCACTTAATGCTTGTGTTCTGCTTGTACAGCCGAATAACTTTACCTTTGCCGGATTACTTGGCGTAGTACCACTTGCATTGGTTGATACTTCAGCAGGTTTCCAAGTTTTGTCATTTAAATACTCAACAGTTACTCCGTCAACGGTATCCTCACTCGCCATTGAGTATTTAATATTAAATGAGTTTTTAACTATATTTCTTGTGCTAAACATAGCAACAGGTATTGTTTGTGCGCGGTCTCTAATAATTCTGAAAATTCCGCCTTGCAATATGCCTGCACAACGAGCAACACGGCAAGCTAATTTGATAGCCTCCCATAAACTCATTTTTCTGTCATAGATTGCGTTGAAATAATCCG